CAGAAATGTTGCAAACTGTTGTAGATAGCGGCGAAGGGCTGGCAGAAGACTTTGATAGAAATGCTTTTGAAAAAAGCATCAATGACAGAAAAACAGCACAAGGCAAAAAAATAGCAAGCGGTGTTGAAGGTGTGCCCGACGGATCCACACTGATTGGCGAAATTGGTGGCGTGAAATATTATTTGAAGCCTGGCGGAGATGTCAATAACAAAGACGATATAATCAAGGTGGAGTGATATGACAATATCGCAAGAAGAATTTGATGCGCTCCAAAAATCAATAAAAGAAGAAGAAATCAAAAAAACAACTGAGGGCATCATCGTGGATGATCCGGAAGCCTCTGGATATGCAGATGCTTTTTTATCTGGTTTAACCAATGATGAAACCTACAAGACCAGGTGGTTGGCTGAAAAAAGATTCCCAGGACTCGTTGAGATGGGCATTGATCCCATGCAGTTTTACTTTGTTGATGGCGACGGCGATATATCTTACAAAGATCCCAACGATGGTTTTAAGGCCAAGAAAGAGTTTAAAGAAATGCTTGGACTAGATGCTGCTGATTATTTGGATAAGATTGGGCCGACTGGCCAGTTTTTAGGAGAGGTTGTTGGCGGTGTGGTTGGGATGGTTTCTGGTTTTGGAACTGCTGGCTTACCCGGAGCAATAGCTGGTGGAGTTGCTGGTACTGCTGCTGGCGGTGGTGCAGCCTACGGAGCTAGAGCTGGACTCTCTGCTGCATTGGGCGGACCACCTTTGGATGTTTCACAAGGCATAAAAGATTTATCACTATCGAGCGCTTTCGGTGGATTACCAATCGGCATTCCAGCTAAAGGTATTCCGAAGGCTTTTCGAGGAATATATGAGAAGTTTCCAGGCATAGAAGGCAGAGAAGCATTGCAAGACGTTGTTTTAAATGGTGGAAAGACAGTCGATGAAAAGCTCGATTACTTGGCTCAAAAATACCCCGATATATCTATAACCAGAGCAGAAGCCGATGGTTTGGTTGGCAATCAAGGTTTCCAACTTCAAAAATGGTTACAAGGTCAACCTAATAATGAAAAACTGATGCAATTTTATATGAATCGGAATGAAAGAGTCAGAGATATTGCTGAGAATTTCTTTGATGAAATACTTTCTGGCAAGTACGTCAAAGGTGCAGAAAAAGACGCTTTATTCGGCAAGGCTTTTGTTGATGCAGACGTCGATGTTGCAAAAGCATTGCAGTCTTATTTAAAAAAAGAAAAAGAGGTTTTACAACAAAGAGTAAACCCATTATACAAAGAGGCTTATGATTTAGATGTCACAATAGATGTTGGCGACATTTTGGGTGATGTTCAGAAAGTCCTTGCAGATCCAAATGTATCGGGTGCAAAAAAATCTGTTTACAAAAAGATTGAAAAAGCATTAATAGATGGCAACACAGGACAGGCAAGGAATACAACAGAGCTGTTACATCAAGGCCTTAAAGACGATTTCAATAGAGTTTTTGCGAGCCTTTCAACGGGCAACAATGCAGATGCAATTTTAAAACGTGAAGTAACTCAGATCAGAAATAAAGTACAAGGCAGACTTAGAGAAATTAATCCTTCTTATAAACAAGCCACAGATATATACAATGAAGCGACCGGGATCTCACAACAATTAGAAAAAAGCATTGCTGGCCAATTTGCAAAAGTAGTTGACTTAGGCGGCACTAAAGCAGCTGGTCTTTCAAAAAAACTATTTTCTGGAAATATAAAGCCAGCGGAAGTAGCGGAGCTAAAAAATATTTTACAAAAAACCGATGAAGGTGCGGCTGCTTGGCAAAACTTAAAAGGCACTTGGCTGTCAACACAATGGGACAATGTTCTTACAAGTCAAACAAATCCATTGGCTGAACCCAATGCTTATTTGAGGGCTTTGGGCATCAAGTCACCAGCAAAGGCTTTTCCAACACAGATGTTGCGATACAGCAAGAGCGGTCGTTTACTTTCCTCCCCAGAAGAAGTAAGGCTTGCAAAAGAAGCCTTGGCACAGAATCAAGCCGTTGGCACGAAAGCAAAAATGTGGGAGGCCATATTGGAGCCGGATG